AAACTAGCTATTTGTTCTTCAGTAGCTCCGGGGTTTGACTGTTTAAATGACTTAAGAAGAAGCTCTCTATACAGTCGGGCTATTTTATTTTTAATACGTTCAAGCTCTAGATTATAACTTGTATCCGATAAAGCATCTTCTAAAGTAATCATAACTTAGCCCCTTGTTGTAGTAGTGGGAGGCCCCTTAAACCAGAGCCTCCCTTTAACTACTTAGGTAGCAGGAACAACATACGCTACACCAGCATCGTCGCGGAGTTCCGCAACGCCATAAAGCGTATCGGCAGTGAACAGATCACCAAGATACTCTTGCTTGTATTGCGTCTGAGACCGAACACCCATTTGCTCCGCAAAGCAAAGGGCATCCTTGTGCATCATAACACCGACACGTTGGGCATCGGAGTTAATGGACGGGCAGTTTGAAGAAACATAAACGTCCATTCCATAGATGCTACCGATTTTTCCGGTCTTGATAGCTTCGCCATTACCGATAAACTGTTGTTCAGTAAAACGGTTAATAGCCAACATATCATTAGCGGCAATCGGAGGAATAACCATAAAGCGATTATCCGAAGGAATATCAGCGTTGTCAAGTTTTAGGATCATAGCCCTAATACCTGCATCCGTAATATCCGTAGCGTTTGTGGAGTTACCCGTGTATAGAGTTGTACCATTGCCGCCAATGACAGCTTTTTCGTACAACGCCGCACCAGTACCTCCTACCGTACCACCCTGAAGAGCTTCTGTAAGCGTAAACAGATCGGTATCTACTTGTGTAGCCAAAGCATAACCAGCATCGTCAGTGTAGAACCGACGAAGAGACTGAAGAGCTTGAACTTCCGTGATGTCTTCCATGAGTACAGAATACTCATAGTGTTTGTTAATGCTGACCTGCACTTCACTGTGAGTATCGCCCTGAAGCGTTACTTGAGTGTTTGCAGCTTTAACAGCAGCGGAACCACGAACAGGCTTAGGAATGTGAATAGTATCCCCCTTTTTTCCTGAGTGATTAATTTTAGTGACAAGACCACCAAGCACAAGATTTTTCTTGTACCCAGCAATTACTTCATCGGACCACAACTCAGGTATAAAAGTTGCCCCTGTCGTGATCGTCTGATGACCAGTACCCAAAGCCATAATTAGCTCCTTTCTTTATAAAATTATTTGACTCGACCCTCTGCGTATGCTGCAAGTATTTCATCCTGCAAAGTTTCGTAACGCTCAGGATCATTTGTTTTAAGTCTGATTAGATCAGCCCTACGGTAGATTTTTTTACCGGATGTAGATTCTGAAGAAGTCCTAGATACGCCTTTTCCTGCCTTCATGGCTTGTTCTCGTTCAGCAGCTTTGTTTGCTTCGGCTTCGCTTGTGTTACTAATTAAGGCTCGTTCTTTCCAGTTACCTATAAGTTCCAAAGCGGAGTCTAAGTTATAGTTGTGTGCTGCTACAAATAGCTGCTTACGTATCGGGCTTCCTTGAACCCACTCCTGAAACTTGGAATCTCCTACGATTTCAAGATAATCAGGATGTGCCTCTTTCAGTCGTTGAGTTGTAGCTTGAACATGCTGTGTTTTTTGCTGCTCTTCAAACTGACGGAACTTTGGATGATTTTCAATGGCTTTACTGACGGCTTTGTCAGGATCATCAAAAAAATCTAAATCCTCTTCTGGCTCTTCTGTTCCGTTTTGACTAGTGGTAACTTGTTGTTGAAGAATACCGTCCGTAAGTTTACGAAGCTCGCCTAGTTCTTGTCCCTTCCTTCCAAGTTCTCTTTCCAAGTTTTCGTAGGAAGAAACAATGTCTTCCATCGACTTGTTCTTAAACTTGTCAGGCAAGTCCACTTGCGGTTCTTCCTGAGGTTGTTCCACTTGGGGAGCCTCTTCGATGTTCGCATACTCTGCGCCTTCTTCTAGTTCAACTTCTTGTTCTGCTTCTACAACAACACTATCCATAGTACTAACCTCCGTCCTGTATAAAGATTATGGAGTTAAAATATGTTGGGATTAAAGGTCTAACTCTAATTGATCCAACGCTAGTTTGGTAGTCTCCTCTAAATTAATAAACATATTTAGCATATCTACCTGCCCTTTCCGTAGAAAAAGCGTCTTCTCGTCTTCTATCGTCTGTATGTTTTCTAGTGATTCAGCCATGTCCTCTAACTCTTTTATAAAAATAGTCCAGGCATCGCTATTAAACAAGTCAAGACGTTTTTCAAGAATTTCTCTGTCAGTCATTATCTACCCGTTTCGGCTGCTTTAGCTAAATTAAGAATAGTTTCGGACTGCAAGTGTTCTACTTCTGGCATATTCCTCATTGTTTCTGACTGAACATTCTGTGCATCTATTTTAAGTTTTTCAATACGTGCCATTTTTTCTGCAAGATCAACCTGTACTTTAGCCATAGCGGACTCAGAGTTTTTGTCCTGGGCATCGGACTGTAGCTTGGCTGCGTGGGCCATGTCCTTCATTGCTCCGGCTTTCATTTCCTCAATTTCCATTTGCAGTTTCATAAGCTCAAGCTGTTGTACCATCTGTTGCATTTGTTGTGCCTGAGGGTTTGGCTGTAGGGATTGAGCAATAGCGGCCTTCATTTGATCCCTGTTGGACATTGAGCTATTTTCAAAAATGGACATAAGCAACATAGCATGAGGAGGAGTACCTGGTTGTGTCATTGACATCAACTGGATCATCTGGGTCATCTCCAGTTCCTTGGCCATAATACCCATAGAAGAGTAAGCCTTAAACTTATAGTCTCCTGCCGGATAACGATCAGGAGAAAACTGAATATAACGAAAGGCAGACTTTTCAATTAAGGGAATTAAAAAGTTTTCTTGGAAGTTCATAATAGTACGCTTCTGTCGTTTAATGGAAGCGGCCTGTATCATGGACATTCCAGAAGCAGTAGAGTTCCTAGGGTTTGAGAAGTTACTATTGGCACTATCCATTGCTCCAGTACCCATTTGAACCATACGTTCTAATTCACCAGCCTCAGTAAAGGTTGTATTAGAGACGTTTCCAAAGTTTAAGGGGAACAAGGTTGACCGGGGATCACCGTTTGTAAGAATTGTCTTACCGGCTTTGACCTCGAACTTGACACCCCTAGGGAGACGAGTAGCGTCCACACCAAGCATCGGGTGTGTCGTAAGGGCAAGAGCGTCAATCCTAGCGCGTAGCTCTGCGTCAAGAGCTTTCTGAGGATTGTAACCTTTCTCTGCCACCCCTCGTCCCCAAAACTTGTTGGGAACACGATCAAGTTGAAAAGCCACAAAGGGACGATCTTCCATTAAGTATGGGTTTTCTGCGGCCTTAAGTACAATGTGGTCATTAGCAATAACGACAACTGATTCTACAAGTTCATCATCTTCGTAGTCAAACTCTTCTTCCATAGAGTTGCTACGATCATTTAAGTATTTTTTAGGAACCTGTCCCCAGTACTCTACAATTTTGACTTTATCTTCGCTACCCAAGTCGTTACTGTATTCTTCGTCGTAGCCCAAGTCCATTTTATCATAGTCACCAAGCGGTTTATCTTCGTAAACACCTTCCTTCATTCCTTCCATAATTTCCCATTTGGGTTTAATAACTACCTGAGCAACGCCCAAGGCTTCATCAATTGAAGTAACACAGGGATCAATTACAAACTCTTTTGGAGTTAGTGAGTCTATTTTAACTGACGTAATAACTTTTTCTTGAACTGCTACATCTGTCGTAAGAGTTCCAGGGATACCTGCTTCAACTGGAATTTTTTCAATTTCGTCCATTACGTTTATCTTTGCAATGCCCGTACCATAAATAGCAGCGTTAAGCAAAGACTCAACAATGGGATCTTTAACTTTACACCGTTGCATATCTTCTTGGAGTATTGTACGCATTACTGCAATGTCCGTAGGATTTTGATCCATTACGTCATCACGTATGTCAAACCACATATCTCTACCAAAGATAGCTTCTTCAAGCTCTGCTACGGTAGACTCAATGGCCTGTTGTGTTGCGGGAGAAATTAGTTTGGAGTTTTCTGACTCTCTTGTTTTATCTTCGTAGGACCAGATACCACGCCAAATGCGATAGTACTCATCCCATTTTTCCATATAATTAGTATTACGGTGGTCTTCCCACTCTTCGACCTTGTTCATTACCCATGACGCTAGGGATGCCTGAGGGTCTCTGTACGTCAGTTCGTCCATAAATTAATACCCCGATACCGTATCTAGTGGTTCCCACTCGTCTATTTCTATTGAACTTGCATAGTCAGCTACAGAAACTTGGTCTATGTATGCCAAAGAATCCAGTAAGTCATCGTGGGATAGAGGACTTGGAAAGTCTAGCATTTGAGAAATAAACTCATGGTTCCAATCTGCCTTACGAAATTTAATTTTACCGTGTTCCATTCGACCCTGTAAGGCCCAGACTATTCTGTCTTGTTTTCTTTTACCGCCGTGAGTTACGTCCGTTATGTTTATCCACCTTCCCCTTACTCTCATTTCGTCTTCGATGTAGGGCATGATAGCATTCTTTAACGCACCCGATTCAATTCCTACTGTAGTGGCGTTGACATCCTCAGAAACATCAATAATCTTTTCCGCAGTTTCTTTAATGTTCCAACGTCCGTGGTGTATATCCTTAACTAACCACTCGTCTCCTACAATCTTAACTACAGATATT